TTTTGAGGATGGCATTAAGAATATCCAAAGCTTATTAGTTAACAAGTTTGATTACATCAGGTCTACTGTAATAAACAGACCTACAAGTTCTAACTCTGGAGTGTCCTTTTAATGCCAGATAGTTCTCAAGTACAACCTGCAGCATTTAACTGTGAGGGCGGTTTAGTTTTAAACCGTTCTTCTTTTCTTATGCAACCAGGCGAAGCTTTAGTTCTAGAAAACTTTGAGCCTGACGTTGAGGGTGGCTACAGGAGGATGAACGGTTATCGTAGGTTTGTCAATCATGTAGTACCACATACATCCAGTATCAATGAAAAGGTAATAGGTGTAGCTAAATTTGGCGACAAAGTACTAGCATGTAGGGGAGAGAAAATATTCTCTGCTGCTTCTACGGAACTGGCCTTTGCTATAACTGCTAATGCAACTATGTCTGGTTCAGGTACAATTATTGTAGACTCTGTTGCAGGTTTTGCAACTAGTGGTACCCTACAGTTAGACTTAGAAAAATTTACTTATACAGGAGTAGATGCTGCTTCACTACCTAACGAATTTACAGGTGTAACTCGTGCCACAGAAAGTACTACTGCAGCCGCACACGTTTCTAGGGTAACAGTTTCTTCTCCTTGGACAGAAATAGATACAGGTAGAACTAATGCGGGTAAGTATAGATTTGAAAGATTTAACTTCGATGGTAATGAAAAGATTGCATTTGTTGATGCAGTAAATGCACCTGTAGTTTTTAACTTAGCTCTTAGTGCCACTGATGTTAGTACATCCTCAGTTACAGGTTCTAAGTTTATAGCTTCTTTTAAATCTCATATGTTCTATGCTGGTAAATCTACTACCTCAGAAGAGTTAGTATTTAGTGTTCCTTTTGATGAAGATAACTTTACTTCAGGTGATGGTGCAGGCAGTATTAGAGTAGACGATACTATTACAGGATTAAAAGTATTTCGTGATTCGCTTATTATATTTTGTGAAAATAGAATATTTAAACTAACAGGAAATTCATCTAGTGACTTTGCTATCATACCTATTACTAGAAACATTGGTTGTATCAATGGTGACACAATACAAGAATTTGGTGGTGACTTAGTATTCCTTGGGCCTGATGGACTGCGTACAGTTGCTGCTACTGCAAAGATTGGCGATACTGAGCTAGGTACAATAAGTAAAAGCGTACAGTCTATCTTTGATAAAAACATTAAGGACTCTGCATTATTTGAAAGTGTTGTCATACCTGACAAGACACAGTACAGAATATTTTTTGTTAAAAATGGTGAGTCTGATAGTATTACTAGAGGTATTACTTGCGTCATGAGGCAAGATAAATTTGAGTTTTCTGAAGTACGGGGTATAAAACCTTCTTGCACAGATACTTTTGTTAAAGCAGGTGATGTTATAGTTCTTCACGGAGACTTTTCTGGTCATATACATAGGCAAGACAAGGGTAATACTTTTGATGGTATACCTGTACTAGGTAGATATAGAAGCTCTGACATGTCGTTTGGAGATTCTGGTATACGAAAGCATATGCAAAGGGTTATCATTAACTATAAACCTGAGTCTGCTCTTGATGCAGAGTTAGTTGTAAGGTATGATAATGAAAATTCAGACTCTACTAGACCTGAACCATACTCTTTGGATTCTAATCAAGTAGCTGCACAGTTTGGATTAGCTGTATTTAGTACTGCTAATGGTGCAGTTAGGTTTGTTTTTGGTGGCCCTTCTCAACCTCTTATAAGACAGCCAGTAGAAGGTTCAGGTTTTTCTGTTGCACTGAGAGTAAATGATGGGGGTGAGTCTGCACCTTACTCCCTTAAAGGCTTTCAGTTAGAATATACATTAGGAGCAAGACGTTAAATGGGCGCTACATACACAAGACAATCAACTTTTACAGATGGCGATGTAATTACCGCCGATCTGTTTAACAATGAGTATGACCAGCTTCTAGCTGCTTTTGCTGTTAATACAGGACACACTCACGATGGTACTGCTGGAGAAGGCGGTCCTATATCTTTAGTGGCATCTGACAATGTTACTATAGGTACTGGTGCGGGTGACATTACACTTACTTGGGATGGTGGCTCTAACAATGGTGCTATCATCTGGAGTGAAGATGAGGATTACTTTACGTTCTCTGATGACATCTTACTTGCTACTTCAGAGAAGCTACAGTTTCGTGATACTGCTATCTACATTCACTCTAGTGCTGATGGTCAACTTGATCTTATAGCTGACACAGAGATCCAGATTGCTGCTACTACAATTGATATGAATGGTATACTAGATGTATCAGGTAATTTACTTGTAGGTGGTAACCTTACAGTTGCAGGAGATGCTACAGTAACAGGTACTACTACCTTTAATGGTGGTACAATTACTCTTGGTGATGCGGTTACAGATAACGTTGTATTTGGTGCAGACGTAAACTCTAGCATTATTCCTAATGGTGTTGCTGGATCGTTTGACTTAGGTTCGTCAGGACAAGAGTGGCGTGACATATTCATAAATGGTACAGCACACATTGATACTCTTGATGTAGATGAGAATGCTACAGTAACAGGTACACTAGGTGTTACAGGAGTACTGACAGGTACATCTTTAGATATATCAGGTAACGTAGACATTGATGGTGTAACGAACTTAGATGTTGTAGACATTGATGGTGCAGTAAATATAGCTGCTGCTACTACAATTGATGCTGCAAATAAAATACAGTTCCGTGACACAGGGCTATTCATTAACTCTTCTGCAGATGGACAACTGGACATTGTAGCAGACACTGAAATACAAATTGCTGCGACTACTGTAGACATTAACGGTGCAGTAGATGTATCAGGTAACTTAGTAGTTGGTGGTGACCTAACTATAACTGGTGATGACCTAGTTATGGGAACTAACACTGCAGGTATGCTTCTCATTGCTGACGGTACAAACTTTAATCCTACTGCTGTTGGTGATCTATCAGAGATAGCTACTGTTGCAAGTGATGACGTATTCTTAGCCATTGATACATCTGGTGGTGGCTTAAAGAGAATAACAAGAAGTGCTGTTGTATCAGGCTTGGCTACTTCTAGTGCTATCTCTAATGTTGTTGAAGACACTACGCCACAGCTAGGTGGTAACTTAGATGTTTTAGCTCGTACTATTACAACGTCTACATCTAATGGTAATATTGCTATAACACCTAATGGTTCTGGTGTTGTTCTGATTGATGGCTTTGTAGGTATTGAAGCAGGTCTTATTGATCTTAAAAATAGTGGCTCTGCTGTTTCTCAAATAAAGTTTTATTGTGAAAGCTCCAACGCCCACGCACAAACACTTATAGGTGCGCCCCACGCTGAGAGTGGTTCAAACACTCTTACGTTACCAAGTAGTGGTGGTAACTCTCGTTTGTTATCAGCAGCTTCAACTGCAACACTAACAAACAAAACTCTTACTGCACCAAAAATAGTTGATGCTGGTTTTATTGCAGATGCTAATGGTAATGAGCAACTTATATTTCAAACTACAGGCAGTGCAGTAAATCAATTTGAGATGACTAACTCCGCAAGTTCAACAGCTTTCTTGCAAGGCCCAATATTAGAGGCAACTGGCGGGGATTCTAATATTGACTTAAACTTACTAGCGAAAGGTACAGGAGTAGTAGCCGTTAGAGGCAACACTAACTCAGGTGCTATACAGTTTAACTGTGAGAGTAATAGTCACGGCCAAATACTTATTGGACAGCCACACAGTGCAAGTGTTACAAACACTATGCTGCTTCCTGCAGGTGCTAACTCAACTCTAGTATCACTTGTATCAACTGACACACTTACAAACAAGACACTTACATCACCTAAAATTAATGAGGATGTAGCAGTAACATCAACAGCTACGGAAATAAACTTGCTTGATGGTGTTACAAGCACGACAGCCGAACTTAATATACTTGACGGTGTTACCTCAACTGCTGCAGAGTTAAACGCATTAGACGGCATTACTGCAGTCGTAGGTGAGCTAAACGCACTAGACATAGGTAGCACTGCTGTTGGTACTGCTGTAGCATCTAAGGCTGTTATACTTGACTCTAACAAAGACTACACAGGTATTCGTAACTTTACCATAACTGGTGAATTAGACGCAGCCACCTTAGATATTAGTGGTGCTGTAGACATTGATGGTAATGTAGATATTAACGGCACACTTTTACAAACTGGTGTAGCTACCTTTACAGCTATTCCAATAGCTAATGCAGGTATATCTGTAAAGAACGGAGCTACCTCTGCTGGATTTGTATCATTCTTTGAAGACTCAGACAATGGAAGTAACTCAGTAAAACTAATAGGGCCAGCATCTACTGCTGATGTAACCTTGACTTTACCTGCAATTACAGGTACACTAACAACACTTGACGCTGCAGTAGATGAGGCCACGGCATTAGCAATTGCACTTGGATAATATAGGAAAAACAAATGGCTAACACATTTAAAACAATTACACGGGATGTAGCACCAAATGCTGCAGGTACACCCGAAGTACTATACACTGTGCAAAGTAGTACTAGGGTTATTATCTTAGGATTAACTTTAGCTAATGTACATACAGCACAAGTTACTGCTTCTGTTACTTTAGTTAGTACAGTTACACAGACTTCTCAGACACAAAACACTACAGCGCATTTAATTAAAGATGCAGCTATACCAGTGGGTTCTACGCTGGCTGTTCTTGACGGTAAGATCGTAGCTAACGCAGGTGACGTTATTAAGGTTGACTGTTCAGTTGCAGATAAAGTTTCGGTGATAATGAGCTATATGGAGATTGACAGCTAATGGCAGGATATATAGGCACACAGGCTGTTAGTGTAAACACTACCTCAGCTACTATCTCAGATGATCTAGCAGTAGGTGATGATGCAACTATTGCAGGTGACTTAGCAGTTACAGGTGACTACTCATCTACAACAGCAGGTACGTCTAACTTACGACTTGGCGTCAATGCAGGGGATCATTTAGCCTCTGGCGGTAACTTCAATGTGTTTTTAGGTGATGAAGCGGGGACTGCTTGTACAACTGGGGATGCAAATGTAGGCATTGGCTTTAATGCTTTGAAGACTCAAACTACCACAGGAATTAATACAGCAGTTGGATTTAAGGCTGGAGAATCAATAACTTCTGGCGTAGAAAATAATCTGTTTGGGTCAAATGCTGGAGACAGTTTAACTGACGCAGATTACAATGTTGCTATGGGAGTAGAAGCATTAGCGGGGGATACAAAAGGAAACAATAGTGTTGCTATTGGTCACAGAGCTTTGTTTACACAAAACTTTACTTCATCTACAGATACAGCTAATACAGCAGTGGGCTTTAAGGCAGGTCTATCAGTCACTACAGGCAACAATAATACTTTCGTTGGGGCTATTGCTGGCGATGCTCTGCAAACAGGAAATGGTAATGTAGCTATAGGAGCCAGCGCCCTTACTACACAAGCAGGTCAGACTGGCAACACAGCCGTTGGCTTTGAGGCATTAAAAATATATAACCCTTCCGGAACTTTTCGTAGCGTAGCCGTTGGTTATCAGGCTGGGGTGGCCTTGACTACTGGGAGCAATTTTACCGCCATAGGTTTCCAAGCAGGAGCAGGAGTAACAACAGCGGGAAATATTGTGGCGGTCGGTAGTCAAACACTA